AACATATAATGGCTGCAATATCGATATGTATTTATTGCTAAAATCATACAAAGGATCATTAGGATCGCCTGAACTGGTATCAGTAGGATAAGTATCAACATTGGGTTTGGAGAAAAAGGTAAAGGTACTTTTTAAGGCAAACAATCGCAATTGTGATGGCATATCATACAGGATGAATGTATTTACGTATTCATTGATTTGCGCAGTCGATAAACTAGCTTCCGTTGGTTTTCTGGTAAGCCTTCTTACCTTGGTTTGTATTGCCGTTAAGCTACTATCTGCCATTATTTTCTCCTAATAAGGCAATGCGTTATGAACTGCCTGTGACAATATATTATTTACTTCCCCGATCGGTATTACTTGTGACGGCTCTCTGGTTCCTGGTGGTGGTGTTGCGCCTGGATAGGTAAAAGTATCAAAAGCCGTTGTATCTATATCAATATTAAAAGTTGTTGGACCGGTTACGGTGATAGTACCGGTAAGATTATTAGCTTGTGTCATCCCATATACTTTAGGGACAATGAGCCGCACAATAAGTCCATCACCATATTGATGCGCAAATGAAGTGGTCACTGAAGCAATTGGTGCATTGGTAATATTGGTAATAAGCCTATAGGCCTGCTGAAAGGTCGGAAATGGGATAGCAGAAAAATATGGCATATGTACCTCTTATGTTAACACCCATCATGCTAGCATTGCTCACACAATGGGTACTAATACTTTTTAAAATTAAGCAGGCATTGGTGTCACCGGTGACATCTTTGTCACTTTTATCAAGTCTTTTGGAACCATCATGTCTTGCGTAATGAACTCATAAATACTAAATTCTGCTCTTTGTATTTGTACCGTAACCGATGTATTTGGTATTTCTCTACCTTTATCATCAACCGCAGGTACAATGCGAGGATATCTGCACTTATTATTGATATATTTTGCTACACCTAATGGAATGGTATATTCATGGCCATCAATCATAGTCTCCCTAAACAAAGGAAAACTCTTACCCAGTTTTTGTGACAATTTGAATCTACCGCCTGGATTTTCTTTATAATTGAATCGTCCTTTTACCAGTTGTTTATCATGTTCAATCATTTTATTTATTTCTGATGTTGTCAGTCTCTTTTCCATATGATCCTTAAAACAGGGGGAGACAATCTCCCCCTGGAAGTAAAAAAGTTAAATGGTTATTGGTTGTTCACATTATATGATTGCTGTGTTTGCCAATAGATTACATCGCCAATTGCGCCAGCTGGAGAATTTGCTCCTGCTGCCAGAATAACGCCGGTAAATCCTTGGTTTTGGGTAGCATCATCAAGTAAATTCGCATTGTATTGAGGAGTTGTAACGATATCGTTATTAGCTCCTTCCCCAACAGGAATAACTTGTGCAGGTGAATATGGTACTTCATTGGATGATATATATGACTGAGTACCCAAATTGTCATTAGGGAAATTACCAAAGGTATTCCACAATGGAAGTCCTGCGCTACTAATATTTAAGACAATATTATTAGCAACACCAGCATTGTTAGGCTCATTACCATTACGAGCTATATTAATTGCCGTAATAATACCTTGAACACCATTGAGTTGTGCAAATTGTCCCCATACTGCTGATCCACCAGGGAAACTTAAACGCACTGATTGACCAACGGTATAACCATGAGTGACCGACATATACACTACGAGTAAGCCAACTGCGAGTGGATTAGTAGTAGCAACATAGGTAATAGTTCTTGCTCGTGGATAGAAAATTGGATCAAAAGGAATTATTCGATAGTTGCCAACAGTAGAAGCTACTGAGTTTACTAAACTAATGTTACCAATACTAAAACTAACACCAGGATTAATAGCAGTAACTGTAAAATCAATTCCAGATATTTGTGGTTGATTATCCAAAGAAGATAGACGGACAATATTACCAACAACTGGTGTAGTGGCAGTAAGAAATACAGGAGGATTAGCTGCCGATCCCACTGAATTACCTAGAGCAATTGCTGCACCTGGTACACTCAGAGTACTATTAATAACAGTAAATCCACCAACGCCTAAAGCAGCAGAAGTAGTTTGAATTAATGCGCCTGATGTAGTTGTATTTTGATATACAAAACCATCGTTCACAGCCATACCATTTTGCCAATAAAATCTGACACCGGTAGCTGCTGCTTGGTTTGTGGCAGTAAAATTGGATTTGGTATAGTTATAGACATTGATAAAGTCTACTTCAGGACTAAGAATAAGAGTTTTCGCTGCACCGGTAGAGGTAAAGCGACCTTGCATAGATATTGCATATTCCATTATTTTCTCCTTGTATTAAACAGGCAGCGTTGCGCGTCCATTTAATAACCATTGGTCATTCAGGATGCGTGGCACCATAGCGGTTCTCCAACCGCAAGATACTGTCTGCATCAACGCATCGGAGAATTGCGCTGGCTTATATAAGAATTGGGCAAAAGCACCATCTTGTTTTACAATCGCATAGGCTTCCATCGCAACAATAAAGTTGTTATAGACGTTAGCACCTTGTGCGCTGTCAAATGGAGTAATTGAACCAATAGATGAGATACAAAAACGAATATTGCCTAATGCTGCCCATTCGCTTTCCAGCGGACGAGTTGGATTAGGATATTGTGCTTTCTGGATTGCTCCTGCTGCTACCAGCGAACTGGTCATATCAGTATGGGATAATCCGAAGAATGCATCACGTACTGGACCTGTCAGATCTGTTACTTATGTGACCTAATTGTCGCGCAGTTGCGAGACTTTTAGGCGGGGATTTTCTCTACTTATCCCTCACTGTGTTTCCACAATGTTCAGAGCACCGCATCTCAATCGTAAAAACATGCCTCGCAAAGCCATTCAGTACTATTTTCTACCGACGGGCATTTACCAGGAGCTAAACAATTTGAGTCTTCTCGCTTGCTACGTTCAGGCTGATTGTCACACAAAACATGATCATGTTTTTGAAAATCTTCATTTAAATAGATTATTTTTTTATCAGATTCAATAGTAAATAATTTATTAAATGTTTCATTTTTACATGAATCGATTTTCATAAAACAATTTGTACATAATTTCTGCATAATCTTGCCCCTTGTCACGATCGTCTTTACGCTACCGCTTCCAAGTCTATCAGAGAAGATTTTAATTCGGCACAAAGTTTACCGAATCGGTTTTCACCAGGTATTGTATCCAGCATGCAACGAGCATCATTACCCAAGAGAGTTTGAGTAAAGAAGTCCGTATCTGCTTGAGTGATCTCAGTAGGATTATCGCCATTCTGGCCGCCTTCGCAATTTATTGCGGTAGCTGTGCCGGCGAGCATATTACGGGTGAGAGTGTCTTCTGTTTCTCTGAGCGCAATCCCGAGTAACTTAGCAGCCTCATTAAGCACTGGATCTTGGTTTTGCAATGAGACTTGATCGACAATGCCGATCCATTGTCCATAGAAATCGATTTTTGCCTATCTGTTACTTTTATGACCTCTTAAGAGGCGGGGATTTTCTCTACTTATCCCTCACTGTGTTTCCACAATGTTCAGAGCACCGCATCTGTGATATTTCTGTATAACAACAACCATTAATAGGTTCTTGTAATTTTGTACATCTATCACAGTCTTCTCGCTTGCTACGTTCAGGCTGATTAGGTAATGGATACCAAAAATTAGAATGCATTAATTGATCATTAGCATCTAAAAAACCATAGTCTTCTATCCATCTTGCAACTCTAATATCAGGATCAATTGTTTCTGGAGTAGAAAGTATAGGATTTGTAGAAAATTGAAGAACAAATACATATTCTTCTTTGTTAGGTTTTTGATCTTTTATGTTTATCCAATTAATCCATTGCATAATCTTGCCCCTTGTCACGATCGTCTTTACGCTACCGCTTCCAAGTCTATCAGAGAAGATTTTATATCGACACAATGTTTATCGATATCCGTTGCATTTAATGGGGTAGGTGGAATTGGTGCACCGGTATTACCAAGAGGAGCTAGAGCAGGTGGTAGACGATCAAATCTACGGAAGCGCATGGTTGTACCACCATTACGTGGCATCTCTTTGAGTGCAGCAGGAATAGTGTGAATAAAATCAGGAAGTTTAATAGCCAACAGTTTATAGTTGAAACTTTGTTGTACTGGTGGTGGTAAATTCCCTGTCGTTACTATATTTGACATACAGTTAACTCCAAAAAATGAAATTATCAGATAGGACGATTCGTGTGCAGTCGATAAATCTGCTTACATCTGTGGCTTGTCGAAGGCCATACGACTTTGGGTTGACGATGCCCTTACGTCAGCATCAGCGTATATTTGCTCACAAAAATATTACAAGTGAATTCAGAAATGCTAGATTAGTTTTAAAAGAAAGGAACGGTCTTGTCTAAATCTTCAACCTTGCGAAGAATCGTACAATATTGTGATTCAGATTTAACTACATGCAATAAATTATTTTATGAAAAATGTAAGTTATTAATCGATAAGTATCCCGAACAAATAGAACATATAATTCATGATTCATTTTATCGTCCTCATAGGCATGAAATGATTGTTCCATTGTCCATATCAGAAGAAATTTTAGAATCATTAAATAAGGAGTCTTATGACAAAATACAAACCAATAAGCGACAAGATACTAATAAAGCTAGACGCACAAGAAGAAAAGACTAAACATGGTCTTATTATTCCTGAAAGCGCAACGCCTGATATTCGTTCAGGAAGAGTAGAAGCTGTCGGGCCTGGTAGATGGGATAATGGTAGAGTGCCATTGACTGCCAAAATCGGCGATAAAGTATGGATTGGTAGATATTCCGGAGTGGAACTGGGCGATAAACACACCGTAGTAGTAACTGAGCAAGAGATATTAGCTATAGAGGTCGAATAATGGAAAATAAGTATCGTAAAACTTTGCAACGAGCATTCAAAACTATCAGTCCAGACTTTGATCCAACTACATGGACTGATATGGAATTTCAAACGGTTTTTATCAATGATGTTAACTTTTTACTTGAACATATGATGAGAAGATCTAAGTATATCGAGGAAATTAAAGCTAAAAGTATGATTCAAGCCGAAAAAGAATATGAAAAAGAGATAGAAGTAACTAAGGCATTTTTTGATGCAAAAATAACGGGTGAAGGAATAATCAATGGCTAAAATGATCGTATTTAATGCGGAAGCACGTGACAGAATTAAAAGAGGTGTTGATATCCTTGCAGATGCCGTTAAAGCAACTCTTGGGCCTTCTGGTCGTAATGTTGTTATTGATAACCCCTATGGAACTCCAATCATTACTAAAGATGGCGTTAGCGTTGCTAAGCGTATCGATCTTAAAGATCGTTTGGAAAACATGGGTGCTCAAATGGTAAAAGAAGTAGCCCAGAAAACTGCCGATGTCGCAGGTGATGGTACTACCACGGCAACTTTGCTTGCTCAGGCTATATATCGTGATGGACTTAAATATGTAACAGCAGGATCACGTCCAATCAGTCTGAAAAGAGGCATTGATAAAGCAGTTATTGCCGTTGCCGAACATATTAAGCACCAGTCCATACCGGTAAGCACTGATGAACATATTCAACAGATTGCTACTATCTCTGCCAATGGCGATGTAGAAATTGGCAAATTGATTGCTACTGCTATGAAAAAAGTAGGCAGAGAAGGGGTAATAACGGTAGAAGAAGCTAAAGGCATTGTTGATGAATTGGATATCGTAGAAGGTATGCAAATTGATAGAGGTTGGATATCTCCTTACTTTGTGACCGATAAACAAAAGATGGAAACCGAACTCAAAGATGTATCCATACTTATCTATGATGGCAAGATCAACAATCTCAAGAATATTGTAGGACTGTTGGAACTGTTTGCCCGTAACAATAAAGCCTTATTGATTATTGCTGATGATGTTGAAGGTGATGCGTTAAGTACTCTTGTGGTCAATCGCATACGTAATACCCTTAACTGTGTTGCCGTTAAAACGCCGTTATTTGGTGAACGCAAACGTCAGGTACTAGAAGATATCGCTGCATTAACCGGCGGACAGATGATATCACCTGAAGTTGGTCTACAACTTGAGAATATCTCTATAGATTATCTTGGCAGAGCTAAACGTGTTGTCGTAACTCGTGACAATTGCACCATTATTGAAGGTGAAGCATCGCCTGAAAGAGTACAAGAACGCATCAATCTCATCAAAGCACAGTTAGACAATGAGACTTCGGATTATAGTCGTGGCAATTTCCGTGAACGTCTGGCTAAGTTAACCGGTGGCATTGGTGTCATCCGAGCAGGTGCAGCTACTGAAACGGCAATGAAAGAGAAGAAAGATCGTATCGATGATGCATTATCAGCAACAAGAGCAGCCGTAGAAGAAGGTATTGTTCCTGGTGGTGGTATTGCATTACTCCGTGCTCAAAAGTGTCTTAAAGACCTTATTAAGACGCTAGACAATGAAGATGAAAAGCTTGGTGCTCAGATCATCTCCAAAGCATTGGAAGAACCACTACGCATTATCGTGCGTAATTGTGGTGAAGATGAATCATGGGTCATCAAATCAGTACTCAATAGAGTGGGTAATCAGGGATATGATGCTGCTAACAATGTATATGTTGATATGGTTGCCGCTGGTATCATTGATCCTGTAAAGGTAACTCGTTGCGCCATTCAAAATGCTGCATCTATTGCGGGATTATTGCTTACGACTGAAGTTGCAGTTGTAGATCTCCCTGAAGAATCTACTGATAGTAAACTTGGACGTATGGGGCCGGTAAATCAAATACCTGGTGGAATGTATTAATGAAACTTCCTAATATTCTCACGCATGATGATCCAAAATGTTATCATTGTAAACATTCTATACGTAAACAATGTGATGATCGATGCATGTCATGCAAAAGCGATTTTAATATATATCGAATTAGTAGAGAATATAATGAATCATTAAGAAAATTATGTCCTAAATGTCGTCTTATGTATCATCTGAATAATGAAGATCGGGTATTTTATATTAAATTGCTTGAATCTCAAGTAGAAAATGGTTCTATCTGTTCATGTTCATGTAAATAAACAGACCCAGGATAGCAGATTACCCTGGGCCAGAAAAAAGGTGTTCTGATGAACAACAAGTAATGAAGCCAACGTTAATATTTAGATGAGTATAAGTACATTTCTGCACGTAACGCATCTTCAACTTCTTTAGTCATACCATTTGCAAACGGATTAGCTCTTGTTAAAGGACTTGATCCTGTCTGTGGAGATACACTACTAATTGGCCTAGGTTTTGACAAGTTTTTTTGTATCAAATCTTGTTGTTGTTGCAATTGTTGATCTTGCCCGATTCCGAATTGCTTTATCAAGGTATATACAGATGATCCTTTAGCATAGACATCAGACCCTGCGTCAATTGATTTAGCAAGTTCTGGATAGGCGTTAGCGAATGCCTTTACATTATCCATCGTTACTATTCGATCAAAGTCAGGGTATGATGCCTTAAGTCTTAACTCATCAGTTGATACGGCAGTCTGTTTACGATAAGTATTGAGTTCTTCTTTGACTGCTTTAAGTTCCTGTAAGACAGGTGATAATATTTTCTTTACATGTTTTGCTTGTACTACATCAGCATCACTGAGTTCCGTTTCAGGCTCTTCATATTGCTGCTGCTTTTGCTGTTGAGGATATGATTGTAAATATTCTCTATTCTCTTTGAGCAGTTTCATTGCTTGGTCACGTTCCCATTCGGCACGTTCTTTCAACTCACGCATTGCTCTTATTGAAGCATCTTTCTCTGCTGATAAAGTAGCAAAATCTTTTTTTGGTCTTTGTACGGCAGTTGGTTGTGGCTGTTCATATGTTTCGTGTGTTGCTGCTTCTGCTACCGGTGGTGCTTGTTCCGGTTCCGGTTGAGTTATTGTTTCAGCAGGTGCTTGTTGAGTTGCGTCGTAGGCATTAGCCGCTGCTAAGATATGGGGCGGTACTGCATTAGGATCAACAATAGCTCCTGAAGTTCTATCTTGCATTTGATCTATCGAATATACATCCATATTGTTCTCCTCATGATTGCGCTATAATAATTTTTTTATCGAATTCGCCTTCTCCGTTAAGTTCTCTGGCCATCTTATATAACGTGCCATCAGCGAATTCTAAGATCATCTTAAGTAACCATTGTTGTTCTTTAGGTATCTCTAAAGCATGGTCTTTAAATTCAATACATATTTCTCGTTGAGGTATTGTCCACAAATATTCAAGAACATCATCATGTCGTATATATCGCCATACACTTTGATCGTAATCAGGTGTCGGGCAACTTTCTCTGGGAAAGAAATATTCACGGATAACGTTCTTATATACTGCCGGTCGTTGGACAAGATGCACTATATAAAAGTCTTTAGGGAACTGATTCATGCCTCTGTCTTTGCATTCATGCAGTCCTTTCAGAAACTTATCATTTTTGACATGCGCTTCTTCTTCGATATCTATAGAATTTGCTTGTTCATTTTCTTTACTCAGCAAAAGATCGACCGATAACTTGCCAACCTTTTCTCTTTTGAATTTGTCGTTCACGTTCTCTCGATTTTTTTAGGAGACTTGTCCCACACCAATTGAAAACTCTGCTCACACATAAGGACAATGTAAGCAGAGCAATGGCGATTAACGGGAAGAGTAAACCCTTATTGGTCATTTCTTTTTCTTTTTTGCTTTCTTCTTTGATTGGCCTGACATACTCAAACCGATAGCAATCGCTTGTTTTGGATTTTTTACCACCGGACCACTTTTTTTACCGCTATGCATATTACCTTCTTTAAAGGCATCCATGCGTTCTTTCATAACGGCACGTTTCTTTTTCTTCGAATCTGATTTCTTTGCGTAAGGCATATTACTTTCCTAACACTTACAGCTTTTTTTGCCGCATTTCTTACATGATTTGCTTGATTTCATAATTATCCCTATTTTTTTACTGGGTTAAATGGATTTGGCTTTGGGGCTGGTTTAGGTGCTGGTTTGTTTGACATAAATATTCCTTTCTAAAATGAGAGGGGGATAATTTCCCCCTCAGTCTCTGACATATCTTATTTCTTGCCTACCAAGTTGCTGGTCAAGTTTTCTTTCTGCCACCGTCTTTTTGTTAATCTGAGCAGGTGGCTTACCCATTATTTTGCGAGCAAGTTTCTCTAGATTATCTTTAGGACGAGGGAAGCAAGGCATGATTAGCTCCGTGATATTTTGAATTGCTTTTTGAATTGCATATGATTTTCATTTTGATTGCGATTCACTTCATCAATTCCATAATGTAGTTCACCTGGTAATCCAGCTGATGGATTTTTGTAGGTTTTACGCATTACTTCTTGAGGAAGATTGAATGGTTCACGTGGTTTATCATCAATCATGTCACCATCTGCATAGAATTCACGAGATTCTGGATTCATCTCACGATTCATACCACGACCAGTGCCACGATCTTCACTTTTGTGCCCTGTTTCGCTACGCATAAGCTTTTCTGAATTTGAATAATGTCTTTTTTTTGCCATGTTAGGCTCCTTTAAGTTACTGCTGCGCAGGATTTAACTGCCGCAAGGGTTCTAATCCACCTCTAACTTCGTCTGGAGCACCTTGCTCAGACTGAGATGATCTTGATTGCATATTGATCATATTAGCGATTGATACCAATTGATTGAGATGATTGATATCCAATTGCTGTATTTCTTTCAGTGCTTTGATCTTATCAAGTAATGCACTATCCTCATCGTGATGTGCTTTAGCTCTGCGTTCTACTGCTAATGCCTGATTTTCCTGAACTCTTGATACTCGTTCAAAACCAAGACCTTTATTGGCAATAGATTGAGCTTTGATATTCTCAATATTTGCCTGCATCTCTTGTATTTGTACTTGAGCTGCTTGTTGTTGTAACTTCTGCTGCTGCTCTGCATTCTTGGTTGCATTTTCAATGATTTTCTTCTTATTTTGCACTGTCGATGCCTCCAGCAAATCCTCATTAGTAATAGGTACACCCGCTTCGTTCTTGAGATATACCATCTGCGCAAATTGCATTTGTTTCTGTGTGGAAGTATTCAGGCCTTCTTCTACTACGCAATGGTATTTGCCGAATGCCTTATTATAGAACTGTGGAGCCGGTTCTTGGCCTTCAAGGATTTTTTTGACTTTGCCAGGTGTAAAATTAGTCTGGATTATATCTAACATAATCTTACCAAGCATCTTTTGGGAGATATCTAATTGATCATAAAGACCATTAAGAGTGGTAAGTCCAGCACCTTGCCGCAACATCGATAGGATGCCTGCTTTGTCATCGGTGGCTGAACCCATAAGTTCCTCATTTACCCCCGATATTTCATTAATTTCTTGCGCTAATATTTGTGATACTTGCAAGGTGGTTGGCGGGATTGCCGGCGATTCTACACGTATAAGATCTTCAGGCCTGCTGCCTTGCTTTTTAAAGATCACTCGGCCTTGGTTAGTTTGGTAATAAAGATCATCAGGATTGATGACCGTATCTTCAGTTGCAATCCAACCACTATTTAATTGGCTTTCTAAGATATCTAATTCAATTGCCTTACGACGATTGTATAAGAATTGAGAATCTCTCAATCCTCTCACAACACCTTGGATTCTATTCCAGTAGTAGTTGATCTGTGGATTGTAATAGGCAAATACCGGGGCGAAAGGATAAAAATCTGTGCCCGCTACATTAGGGCCATCATACATGACGATATTTTGTACAACTATTGCTAATCGAGTTGTAGGTATTGTGCAATCAGATAACTTAACCGTAGGGAATGTATGAAGATACAATTTCAATCTATCATCATTTTCGCTACGCCATTCCATTGTTTCGCCGGTTTGTGTATCTATCAATAACTTTTGTTTTCTGAAGTCTTTGTAGTGAAATTGATCGATTGGCAAGAGATTACGCATATTGGCTTGATACGCTTCAGGCATGAACTGAAACTTAGCGTCTCTTTGGGTTTGGGTTTCCATCAAGGATAATATTTGTTCTTCATGGCCTGGAAGCATTGTACAGACTTCTTTTTTAGTCATCCAATTACGTTTCCAGATGGCATTGCAATCAGATAGGTCATGCTTTCTAAAGAATGGATCGATTATGAATTGATTATAGGCATTATTATCTACTTTGATATTGCCTGAGATGGGATCTTCTCTCCAATCTATCCATACTTCAAGTAGATTCATGCCGGTGATAAGCGCACCTTGAAATGCTTGGCTTATTGTCTCAAGTACTTGTTCTTGGTTGTTCACCCATAACATGATTTTTGTGAATTGGTCGCTGGTCTCTTGGTCGCCCGTCTCGGCGGGAATTACTATAGTAGATTTGCGAGATCGTCGCTGATGACCACTGATAAGATTGACGACACGCATGATACGATTAAATGAGAACGTTTTGCGCCTTAAAATGGGAACATTACCATAGATTCCGCTATCATTGTAAACGTCCTGATCGCCACAATAAAATCTTGTGTCAAAATCGCCTTGCGTCCAATATGCTAAATTATTAGTAATTGCATCTGCGTAGAAGGCTTCCATGCGTGATTTTATATCACGACCACCATCATCTACATAGAATTCGGGGCCTAGACCTGAATTGAATCCCATTCTTTGTACCCTTCTTTAGGACTGTATTCACAGTGATCCTAAATCCGTGCACATTTATATTCAAGGAAAAAAAGAAAACCTGCTAAATTTCATTTTCATTTTGAATTGATCTTAAAGTTATGTTCCAATTCTTTGACTTTTTGTTTCATCTTATTGCGATCGCCCTTTTGTTCTTTGTTGTAGACGTTCTTCATGGTATCGATCATGTGATTGTCATCAACTGAGGCAATCTGAGCATCGTGTATAGTACAATAGCCATCTAATGTTCTATTGTTGCCCCACTTTGGGCAGGTACATTTATTTTTCATAGTATCTTCTCATCCTTTTTTTCTAAACATTACTAAATATATTTATTTAGCCAAATCTTTATAAGCCTTTATTAGTGTATGTATTTGATCTGCAATTTCTTTGTTAAAGAGTTTCAATTCAAATTCCTTACGTCCATTAAATATCCTTGGTTCGTATATAAAACCATTATTAGGAAGACCGATACTGTTTATATCATTATTTTTAATAGCATCAAGTATTAGATCGGCAAATTCTATTTTTTTGAAGCATTCTTTTGAACAATAAGCATTACTATCAGTTCCTTCATAATGAATATCTATTCCAGCAGATGCATATTTATTACATTTTTCATTGAAGCATGGTTGTTTCATTCTTTATTCCATTCTTCCCGTGCATCGCAGAGTTTACACTTGGATTGGCATTTATGAATCGGCAAAGTAATATCTTTCAACTTAATCCAATATGTTGGATCAATATAACCATAAAAATTACTATTAAATTCACTTCTATATTCAACTACTTCTAAAGAATTGATTCCAAGTTCTTCGTCATATACTAATACTTTTTCGAATTCTTCCGGCAATCGTTCAGAACATTTGACCCAATTCATTCTTTATCCTCATAAACTATTAAAGCAGAATATTCAAAACATGTAGGTCCATACATTTTATAAGCAGTAGCAGCATAACCAACAGATATTATCTTTTTACCTTTAATAAATTTGTTTATTGCATAACTTAGATTCGATCCTGACTCTGAAGATATAAATCTTGTTGAAAGTTGAGCTGATAATGAAAATGGAATAAATAATAATATTAATAATTTCATTCTTTATTCCATTCTTCTCGCGCATCACAGAGTTTTCAAGGCGATTTGCATTTATGTCTATTTCTACTTTTGCAATTACAAACTATAGGATGCCAATAATTGGAAAATAGTTGTTGATTATCTGCATCTAAAAAACGTCCAGAAACCCATCTTCCAATATTTATTGTTGGATTATCTTCTGAATATGAAATTTTGTCTTCCCCGAAAAGAACAAATACTTCTTTTTCTTCTTCAGGTTTTTTGTCTTTTACATGCATCCAATGCAACTTCATTTTTTATCCATAATTTGATTAAATCTTTTTTGTGAAAAACAAAAGAACATCTTAAAACAAAATTTATATATTTTTCTCATTTACAATCTTCACATGAATGAACACATTTATATTCATTTTCATTCTTCAATTTATAATCACGTAATATTCTATTTAATTCACGGACTCTTTTATTACCAAGTCCTTTTTTTTTAACGATATATATTTCATTATCATCTTGATCTTCATAACAAATTCTAAAATCTTTTTCTTCAAGTAATATTTTCATTCTTTTCCTGGTTGTGTAATTGGCATCCAATATGTTACTTTTCCACATTCATAAGGAAAATCATAACTTTCTTGTAAACAACGTGTCCATTCGAATGATTTTTTTGCCTTTTTATTACTATTCTTTTGCCATACATGAAGACAAAAGCATTGATTTCTATCATCTTGAGTTTGAACTAAATATTCACCCTCTTTTTCTGGCAATCGCTCAGAACATTTAAACCAATTCATTCTTTATTCCATTCTTCTTGCGCATAACTTCTTGTCCGCAACAATGACCAGTATTTACTTCTTTAGTAATACATTTTACATTCTCAAGTTTCTCATCAAGTTTATCTTGAAGCAATTTTATAGAATTTGCATTGGTATCTGCTATTTCTGCGAGATGCTCATTAAAATTTTCTAATTCTCTTAATATCATTCTCAATATTTCTTCATTCATTCTTTATTCCATTCTTCCCGTGCATCGCAGAGTTTACACTTGGATTGGCAATCTTTTTTATATTCATTAATCCAATGTGAAACTGCTAAATCCGAAATTATTGATGCTTTTTTATAACAATCATTACAAAGAAAGAAAGTTTTTAAGTCAGATCGATTATTATATTTATCTAATATAAAAGAATCACATTTTTCGCATTGATTCATCGCACACCCATCTTAAAATCTATATCTTTCAGATCACCCAGTAATTTCAACGCAGCGGCACTATTTACCATTCTAAGGTAGTTGGTTATGGAGCACTCAATTGCATCGTCTAATGACATCCTGTAATCGGCTATAGCTAATTGCTGTCCTCGTATGAATCTACACGCTTGCATAAGAGCTGCATATTCTTGTTCATCGAATGAAGGGGCGGCATAAAGAGAGAGGGTAAAGAAGAGTATTAGAAAGAGCATCAGATATCCTTTTTGCAATCACAATATTTTAAAGTTATTCCACAATCTCTACAGTTACATTCTCCTAAAGTTCCAAACGTACAAATTGTTTCATAATGATAATCTTTGTTTATGCAATTTTTACTTAATGGTAATCTTTTTGGATTTATATAATCATAAAATAACAAATTAATTTTATTTATTAGATCGCTATAACATTCTTTACAGAAAATAAATCCGTTATATACATCTTTTTCTGAAATAAATTCTTTATCGCATTTCTTACAGACATAAGGATTTAATTTCCAATCCCAAATAGCAGTTTTATTTTCTTCTAGAGGAAAACAGGACAAACATTGTTCAGAAAAAAAAATAGATTTACAGCGAGGACAATTTTTATAAATCATTTTGAGTTCTTGGCAAAGATAGATTGTTTAAGAAAGAGCATTACTTATCCCCGTAAATTATGAATCCATAGGTCATTCAATATATAACCTGTAGTCATTCTGAATTTTGATACATAATAACGTTTTGTTTTACCAAAACGCTTGATCTTAATGAAGCGTTTGCCACATCTTTCACGATGCTCTGTTGCAAATGAATAACCAAGTTTTACATTCTGCATTAACGGTTCTGAGGAAATAGGAGGTCGGTAAATAAATTGTGCTTGGCTACTTTCTTCTTCTATTATATGCACATTTCCAACTTGATCGTAGACATTTACTTCATAAGTTTTCATGCCTACTTTAAATGCATTATTATTAGCGTATTCTGATTCTAATTTTTTATTGGTGGCATTTTGCATATGCTATTCCTATTTATCTTTTGGCTCAAAATAATCTAATGTTATAACATAAATTTCATCATCAAGATTATGAGCACATTTTTTACAGGCTTCCCAAGTAAGTTCATAACAATATGCATCACATGATCTTATTTCTTCGCCACATTTATCACAAATTGACCATAATTTTTTATATTCATTGATGACATTTTGCATTCGCTATTTCCTGCAATCTGATTATTTCTTTATGTTGTTCGGCGAACTTAATTATTAAATCTATATGTCTTTTTTGCATCTCATTTATTAAAGTATGCATCTTTTTATTTTCTTCATATGATTTTTCAAGTAAATCTAATAAAGAACAACATGTTTTTTTATCCGTGACATTTTGCATATGCTATACCTACTGTTGTACCTGCTGATATTAAGGCGGTTATGATCACCGTTGCGCCATGACTCAGTATAAGTATCTTCTTGCTGATTTGTATTTCTTTATCATTATCTGAATCGTGCACTCTATCTTCTTTGATCTCTATTACTACATCCTTGCCAGCATCATTCTTGGTGGTTCTCGTAAATGTATCAGTATCATGCACATGATGGGTAGAAGTCGTTCGTCTGACATCAGTACTGCCATAAGTGGATGGTAACACTTCTATGCGATCCTTAAGGTGCTCAGGTATCTGTAATGGTGGGGTATGTTCCATTGCTAAGATGGGTATAGCAAAAAGAACAAATAATATTTCAATCATAGTTTTACCTCATGATTAGTTTTGTGTCGTGCTTTGCATAATTGGCATGGTGCTTCGCATGATTCTTTATTGGGTAATGGAATCTCTTTTAAATCCATCCAGTGAGTCGCTATTTTATTTGCTATTCCAAACATATCAGTTTCATGTATAACCCAATCTTTATAGAAGACACGTGCATCAATAGATTTGCCATCAGTTGTTAAAACTCTGATACACATTTGGCCTGATGGCACTTCAGGTAATCGTTCTTTTACTGGGATCCATTTCATTTTTCGTCCATCATTTATAATCCGTTATGCGATCTTTAAGGTGTTCAGGTATCTGTAATGGTGGGGTATGTTCCATTGCTGAAATAGATATAAATAAAAATACTAATAACTTCATCGATCAAAATCCTTACATTTTAATTTAAACATTAAACGATCACCATTGCGCAAAAAGAGCAGATCTGGTGGCCTGGCAATAATGCCTTCCATTACTTGTGGTGTGATTGAACATAATGATAGTGGTTTAGATTTTACGTAATCTACAATCTCTTGTTCAGTCATTAAACCAATGATAGGTGCATAGGGCACTTCAAGGGATTCTGCTATATTTTTTACATCTGATTGTTTCAGCCACCAAAAACCGATTTTTATATCAAATAAAATAAATCCTGCATCCTTGCGATAATTGCCGCCTGATTGAATTTTAGGTCCATATCCTTCACCAAAAAGGAGAACTTCTTCATTGGTGCAAAATACTTTTGATAATCTTTCGTGATTGAAATGGGATATTAAATATTTACAAAGATGATTAGGTATAGATGCATCATCGCCTCGTCCCATTATCTCAATAGAGGGCGTTTCACTATAATAATGATTAATATCGCCTTCTAATTTATGATAAAAACGTATACGAATATTAGTGCCATCAATCTTTTCTTGTACTTCCCATTGTTTAATATTAGGTATTTCATCAAGGGAATATTGGCCTTCCAGGATCTTTCCTTTATTAGTAGATCCTTCTTCTCGTTTCCAGAGCGATTGTATTTTAGGATATTTCATTTGTTAGTCCCCCGATATATTTTTTCGTCCATTATTTATGATCCGTATATAATAATTCAACTCTATCATCCCAATATTTAGCTTCACGTAATTGACCACAATAGGTTATTGTTAGTTCATCTGGCCCGATAGGCATACATATCATACTAAAGATTTTACGATTGAGGTTAGATTTATTAATAAGAAAGAGATCTTCATCATTATTCTCTCTAACGAATATTCTGAAGTTTGCAATTGAGCCTATTTCATTAAATAATATATTGGTTTTATCTGGATATATTTTTTTTGGTATGAATCCTTGGCATTTTCTTATTAGTTTTGCTTTTGAATGTGCAATAAAAAGCGCATACCAATCTCTAATCGGTGCCCAACCATATCTTTTTTCGCCTACCATTTGGCTCGACATTGGCACCTCAGCTTTAATCAAAGCTATCAAGGCTGCTTCAATATCATATCGTGTAGGTTCAGTAGGCATATCTTTATTATTGCCGGCACTGCAGTATATCCAATTATTACCTTCATTAGTTTGTTTCATTATTCATCCTTACTATATATAAGATCCAATATGATTGATGAACAGATTACCCCAATAGCAACCTCAGCAATATGTACCAACGACAATCCTAGACCCATCAAGATATGATTCATTGCAATCTCCTATTCTAACTCATTCTTCGTCAGATATTTATTTAGAACTTATTAACCAATCACCATCATTGCATTGTATATCATGACATATGGCTATATTATCGGACATCTTTTTAGCTCGTGTGGTTCTATGAGTAGTCATATCATCCCATAAAGCAAACATAATCAATGACATAAATCCTATCAAGAACAACATTACCAATGTCATAAAAATAAATATAATCTTCTCTAATATATCACTGTTCATTATTCTCCTTTATTATATACCTATCGTTTCATTAGCTCTTTTTTGTATTTTTCTCATCTCATTAATTTTCTTTAATGACATCATATTATTGTCTTCAAGATAAAGATAAAGCCTAAAAGATAAATCACTAAATTCTTTTGCTAGTAATCTATATTGTTGCGCACCTACTGCTGGTATTATTTCGCAACGATTATGTAATTTCATTGTGCATATATCTATATGAATAGATTCGTATTCTTCTTCGATATGCTGCATAGAATTGAATAATTCTTTTCGTTGTTTTTGGAGATCTTTTACAATAATATCGTTTTTCATACTACCACCATGGCTTATTGTACGTGGTCATCGATTGACTACCATAGTTTACTTTCTTATAAAGTGCATCAGCGTCAGAAGCAGTCATACCTTCTTTGATAGTAGGTAATGCCAAACACATATATCTTAATGCATCTGCGGGATGACTATATTCGTCGTGAACAGGGTCTTTATAATATCTGCTTTCTTTCTCATTATACTTCTGGCGATAGTTCTCTAACGTCTTCACTAAAAAAGCACATTTCTTTTTATCTATCCATATCTTAGGCAAAGTACATTTAACTGCTTCTATCCCATCCTCAAAATCTACTTGGATTGGATCTTTGAAGTCTATACCCATACGTTTATAGATTTCTCTCCGTGTAGTGCCAGTGCTTTGCTCTCTCACAGCAATATCATGAGGGGGATAATGACCCCCATATACATATGGCTTATCCATTACAATACGTACAAAGTGATCGATAGAGCGATTGTTAGCAGAATAATAGTCTATTAGATTGAGACGATTCTGATTTGAAGTTTGCTGCCAGAATAATATTACAGTCGGGTCGTTTATACCCAGGTCCCAACTGCTGTATACTTTACCTAAAGCAGGATCATACGGCACATCAGTAATCTGACCATTGTCATACATCTGTTCGAGTATTGCACTATAATAAGAACCGTCCTGACCTTGATTCCAGTCGCATAGATATTCCTGCTTTGCTCTATCAAGACTGATCTTGCCATCATCAATGTCTTTCTGAACATCATCCCATGATATTACACCCGTATCATGGATAGTTTTAAGTTCCACAAACCAAGCAGAATTATCTTTGTTCTTAAACCACAGGTCATAATACCAGTTGTGGCCTCTGGGTGTACTCAAAAATATACATGTGCCTCTTGAAGCTAGAAGTATGGGGCTAAGATAGGCATAACATGCTGGTCCCTGAGGCTGCACACTATATTCTGAAAATATTGCAAAGTGAATATTATTTCCAACTACAGTTTCATTGTATTTATCACTGCCAATTATACGGAACACGCTACCGTTTTTTAGAATGATCTGCTGTGATTGATTGTTCATCTCTTGAATAGCTTCATTGGGGATTGCTGCTAAAACTCTCTTACCTTCGATGTCTCTTGCATCCCATAAGATACGCCTGCCTGATGCTGCTGTTTTAAAGATATAAACAACCACAATAGGACGTGCGAGCATAAGAGGTACTAGACCGTTAAAGCACATATAATCCTTACCGGCTCGGCGATGATAGACTGCCATGACATTACGATAGCCATCTATACATAATGCTTTAAGGAATGCTTTCTGGTATGGTCTGGGCTGGAACTGATTGATCTCGATCGGTTCTAGATTTTGATTCATCATTACTATCTTCTTTTAATTCATTAAGCCACGAACAGGCAAAAGTCTGTTGTTGCTTGATATATTCCATTACCTTCTTACTTATCTTTTCTATCATAAAGCCTTTATAGTCACCATCGTAGACTGGAAGCATAGACAATACATAACTATAATGCAGGTCTCCCTGATGAACTGCTTCTTTAAGATTGAGGTGACATATAGCATTGGCAAGTTCAACACATTCAGCAAAGAAATCATTAGTGTGCTTGGTTTTAAAGAAACGATAGGGGCTAATGCCTTTACTGACAGGAAACTTTTCAATATAAAAAGAACTCGGTGAACATGTCCATTCAACTAATTCTACGGCAAGTTTATTTTGTTCTTGTTCATCTTTAGGCATATGACGCAGACCTTTTATTTGGTTAAGCAATGGAGTCTTATTAGCTATATTAGCTGAAATAGAGGCTCTCTTAGCATCGATCTGCGCACGATCCTTTAGTGTTCCATCAGCCATATATACCTCTATGCTACTACTTCATATACAACAAATGACGTTCTTGGCTTATCGCTCCATAGTTTCTTGGCAAAGAGCGAAGATAATTGTCCATGTGATGTAGTGATATGTAATTCAAGCATACATTCTTCTACAAACTGTATGAGTCTTGATAGTTGTGGTAGTTCATCCATGGGTCTATCTATGAGATAGGTCTCATTCTTGTATCTAAAGGGAAAGTAGAATTCCGTATCTACATATATAGGGCCGGTAAAGCATCTGTCTTCAGCCGCATTACGTAGATTACCTTTATAGGATGTTATGGCTTGTTGTATGCCATCCCATGCTTTACGATTGATATGACGAGACTTAAAGAAAGGCATAGGATCGCCTGACATCTCAAAGCGTAATGGATCGGTCTCAGGTCGTTGTTCGAAGTTCTGTTTGGTAAAGAATTTATGGTTCAGCAAAGCGTTCTCCTCTTATAGTGGTAATGGCTTCAACATTACTTATTGTTTGCATCCTTGCTAGCATATTCTTTTATTGCTTGTTCGACAATATCACTGATGGTACTTTTACGATCTTGTCTACGAGTCTTAAACCATAACTCCATCAAGATGTTATGTGTCTCTTGGGATAGATAAATATCGACTTTGGTGCGTTTCATACAAATATCTCCTCAAACATATTGTCATCATCGATAGCATCTGTTTCTTGAGGCTGCCAAGAGAGTAACTCTTCATTGCTCGTTGCATCTAAAGATTTGTCGGCTGTTACTGGACTGGTAACTGGTTTAGAAATATAAGGTTGGGAAATAATACTTTCTACAATTGCTCGACCTTTTGCGTATTCCGGCTTGGCAAGTTCTGCATATAATTTCTGTCTGGTTTCTTCAGGATTAATTGCTTCTTGTGCAAGTAAAGCATTTCTATGAGCAGTGTAATCGAATGTATAAGGATGCCAATTAGGATCATTGAGCCAAGTTCGTATATCACCTGACACATCCGAAGCCCAGTATGCATCAAATTGATCACGGCATTGTGGAAAATCTCTAGCGCACTGTTCTAAATTACGTTTTACATAAAATTGGCTTCTACCACGTTTTGGCACTTCATCTCTAAAAAGTCGTTCTGCACGATTTACGATAGCGGCATTGATATATACCGAAGGTACTGATTTCGCCTTTCCCGTTTCTGGTGCTTTTTCGATTGGCTTGAGTAATGGGCCAAGTGTCATCGCAGCATTATCCGGCATATTTAGTTCCCTGGACAGTGTTAACATACCAGACCAGTCCGGAGCCATCTTATTCTCTTGGCAATATCGCATGCAGAGGCTTACAAACCACTTAAAAGGATCACGTGGATTGGTAAATTTAAGCTGCGAATAAGCATAATCCAGTGCTTGATCGGGATAAGCACTGAGTTTGATCTGGCCCCACTTCGATAAATTGAGCATGGTAAGATTGCAGACAGATTGTCTGATTGGCTTTGCTTGCATTACAGGTTCCTTTTTCTTTTCTTTTTCCAGTACAGTCCAAAAGTCTTGAACTGGTACTGGGGACTGGTATTTAAAAAAACTGCTAGGGGATCGTTGGCTAAACGGTGATCGTAGAGTATCTATCTGGCCCTGAGAAACATTCTCAAAGGCTTTCGCACAGCGACGGGCAACTTCTACGTTGGCGCTTATATATATAATATTATTCTTCTTGGGGGTGCAGGGGGAAGAAGCATTATTACTAGATGTAATGCTCCAGGCAGGATTATAGGTAAAAGAGTTTCTACCTGGATATAGAGTGTTAAGTTCTTCACGAATTGCTTTTGTAGCTTTGGGCCAACGCCGATTATAGATCCTAGAGTTCTCTTCTCGTGTTCTATGACGAAGAGCCTCACGATCATGAGGAATTCTTTTAGGTTTGACTGGTTTTTCTTGACTTGGGACGGGATTCGGTGTTATATTGTTCATAGATTTACTCTCATTTATCGCAACTTTAGCGTAAAAAGTTAAAGTTGCGGTTTTCTTTTTAAGGCCTATTTCTTAAGTCGACGGCAAAATCAACAATAAGGGAATAGGCTTTTTATTACACTGCTATCAAAAATTCAAGACACAACCTAACACGATGAACCTTAATTGTCTATACTTTTATTTTTTTAAGTAGTGGCATGCCTGTACGCATGTTGTGACTTATTTCAAAGCCGGTAGGTACAGCATCAATTGCAAATTCTTTGGTAATCGTTCTACCAAAATAATATATACAACGTGGCTTTTGGCCTTTCATTGTTATAATTTTTGCATGAAGATACCAAACTTCGCCATTCTTCTTCGATTTTACGCTAAATACTTTCATTTTGTTTCCTTTTCAGTAATGTGTATAAGACTTTAAACATTCTTTTTTCTAGGCCAATCTTCCAATTCAGCTGTTTTACTACTTTGTCCCATCTTAAATATTCATTCCTTGTGTCAATAGGTTTCCATACATTATCTTCTTTTTTACATTCATCAATCAGATTATTGTATAAGTCAGGAATATTAAAAAATATATCCCATTGGTTCATTCTATGTCCTTTTTGCCGTTGTCATATGGCGGTAGTTCAGGTAATTTTAAATAGTACAATGTTCTACCATCGTTAAATGAACTAAAGTTACTCCCACAAAGTCTTTTCCCCATAGGGCATTTACTATCTATAACACATATCTCTTTGCCATTGGTGACTATATATATACCCATAGATCTAATCATAGGTATTTTTTCAGCTCTATTTATCTTAATCCACTTCATTGTCTATATTCCAATAAAAATAATCCTATTGCTAATGCATGACTCACATTGTAACTAATTAGCTTTTCATGCATCACAATATTGGGCGCAGGAAGAGTAAATATCCGAGTGAATAATTTTAACTCTTCTTTATTAGCACCTTTTCCTTCATGCGCAACTGCTAAAAGAAATCGAGAATCAATAGTTTTGCATTGAAGAGGGAGCAAAATTGAAGTACCATTTGTTTCAAGAATATATTTTGAATGAGGATAATTATGTAGAAAATCTAAAGATTCAATATATTCAATAGGTATTTTGGTTTCAGTCTTACTCGTATTAGTTCTGCCTGCCTCTCTACATTTATAGTTATATATTTTCTTAACGCCAAATTGGTTAGCCAATCGATAACATGCGCCAACATTCTCAGGAGTCTTTAATCGTATTAAAAGTAAATCCACTTCATTCATCTATAGTCCTCTTATTCTTAGTTCTTAACCATGATTCATATAATGCCAATGCCCAGTCAAACGATTCTTGCTTCTCGGTAGGTATCATATGAGGCCATGCCAGATGAGCAGGCTTGAGCAGACTAACCAGTTCATAGATATGCGGTAAATATATACCACGTTCTGGATCAGTCTGAAAGCCCGTATAATGATCCTGTAAGATACAAGCACCACGCAACATAAATGACCATACGGTATTCATATAGGCACATTGATGTGGTTGGTTGGGAGTAGCTATACATGGCGATACTCGTGCAACCTTGATGGCTTTAGGTCTAGATTTCTGGGTGACAATCGCAGTCTTCTTGATCGCTATCTTTTTTGGTTGTACTTTCTTGATTGGTTTCTTTTTGGTCTTGGTCGACGAGTTCTTCAATTATTTCCCTTAAGCATCGGTGTTTTATCTCATTATTTTGGCACGTATAAAAATCTCCATTCATATTACTTCCATGAAACAGAATTGAGACATGATCAGTGCCATTTGACCATGCATACATATTTTCAAGGAAGCGTTTACAGGTATCACATATCTTCAAGAGTACTCCTTAACATATATCAAGATAATGAAATACTTTCATCTGCACTGATTTATCTTTTATCGCAGGAAATACTTTTAATAACGCTTTATGAGAATCAGATGTGACTTTTGCTAAGAGAGTTATAAAATCATTTTGCATTATGTATAAACTTAAATCATATGATTTATAACCCTGTTCATCATTTCGATGTGATCCGGTATCAGATAGATTTTTGCCGACAAGAATGCGATTGAAATCTTCATTGTCATAATCATCCCAATTAAAATCATACATATCTAATTCATCGTATATATCACAAACAAGATCATCCTTGGTCTCTGATCGCTTTAGTTCGATATCATTATGGAATAGACTCCATATTTCTTTAGTAAGATTAACAATCTTAGGTTTGCCGGTAATCTCGTCATATCTAGTTACTTTCTCTATAAGTACGCCTTTTTTTATTTGGCATTCTATACCAACCAATAAAGCTGATGATACATCTAATCCCATTGTTATTTTCCTTTCTCGGTAATCATCTTTTTATAATATTCTCTTAGTGCTAAACAAAATATCTTGCTCACGGGTACTGTCTGAAAGCTGTCTAATTCTTCTGCTAATTCTCTGAGCATCTTATCTTCTTCCTCTCCAATGTATACGGAGCAGTTCTTTCTAAACGGGTAGTGCATAAATTTCCTTTGATTATTTGACATTTGTTCTCTATATGTTACTATATTTATATGAAAGTTTCAATACGCAAAGGATAAATATGAACTACAATAATAATGAAGATGGCTATTGTATAGTGTGTGATGGCAGAGATTGCGAACGTGAAGCATGTATACGATTAATGAAATCAGAAGAAGAGATTGAGATTGAACATGTGCGAGCTAAATTGGCAAAAGAGTTATGGGATTAGTATGAACGTAGAATATATAAATAAACGTCTGGAAGAGATCCGCAAAGAAATAGATCAACTTGATGAAGTAAAATGCACCACGCCTGAAGAAGCTATTGCCAAAATCAATAAGTTCTCAGTACTCTATGACGAGAAAGATTATCTACAATCCGAATGGATGGAGATTATGGCCACTCAAAAGTACAAATTACGTACCGAGGATCCGACTCATGCAAATTAATGACACTAATAAAGATTATGATAGAAAATGCTTAATCGAATTAGATAAAGCAAAGCAAGGGCAAACTATTTTCTTATGCAATCAATGTTATAAAATTTATGTGAGAAAAATTAGGAACAAGAAATGAACGAATATAAATCATCTCAGGTAAACGAATTGTTTGCTGCCCTAGCCAAAGCTCAAGCCGAGATGCAAAACGCTAACGTGGACGCCGACAATCCATTCTTTAAAAGTAAGTATGCTACTCTTTCTGCAATAGTTAAGTCTTCACGACCTGCACTTGCGAAACATGGATTGAGTATAACTCAGCCGATCACCACTGACGAGACAGGTCAATATCTTACTACTTTGCTCGGTCATCTAAGTGGTCAATGGATTGAGTCACGCATGAAACTAACACCTCAAAAAACAGACCCACAATCTTTGGGATCATATATAACCTATTGTCGCAAATATGCCATTTTGGCTATATGTGGAATTGCCGTTTCTGATAAAGCAGATGATGATGGCGAAGAAGCCATGGTAGAAGAACAACGAAAACAACCACAACAACAATATTCGTCAGATTACATCAATGAAAAGCAAGTCTATCTATTGCGTACCAAGATGAAACAACATCCTGATATAACCGAAAGGTATCTAGAAGGGGTAGATGTGACTTTGATTCTAAAAAATGAATTCAATGGTATATTGAGTCGATTTCCTAATATTTAATAACTAAGGAGTAATATTGTGGCAGAAGCAGTTAAATCAGTGATGATACCTACAGTTAATATTATAAAAAATGATAAACCAACAAAGAGAAATGATTCACCAGCAGTAGAACCAAAGAAAGATTATTGCAATGTGCCGCATAGTGTACTCAGTAATAAACTTACCGATATTCATCACAAGATTACTGAACTGGAATCAAAATTGGATAGAATGGTTCTCAACCAGCAAGCACATAATAATGTATTTAAGAATACTCTTGATGCAATTTCTGCTTATCTTAAACCATGGTATAAAAGGTAGGATATGAGACAGCCGTTAGAATTTAAACGCTATGGCCCTCCCAGTAATCTAGACCATCATGAATATGGTACTCGCATCATTGTCTATAAAGATCCAGAAGAGACGATATATGATCTATGGATACAATTGGGACAGGATGCTGAACCCAATTGGGAATACATGGGTGAATATCGTAAAGATGAACGTCCATTGGTAGAAATAGAATATACAGAACCTGAATAAATTTATACTCTCCTGTTTTAACCCCCGTTAACACTATGCTAGCGGGGGCAAAAAAGAGAGTCGAACGGTCTTATTAAGATTTCTTTTCTTGTCTTTGTTTTGCTTCTTCTAGTTTTTTAGTTTCTTTCTCAATCATCTCTAATTCTAAACGAGTATATTTGATAAGTGGCAGTTTATGGAATGATTTGTTCAACTCAGGATTGGGTTGAGAAGCATAAGAATTACTTATGAGCAGAACGGCAATGATTTCTAAGCGCATCGAATTCCTTTCTAAGCTACTATTTGCATCATCCATAATCCCGACATGTTACCAGTAGTTGTTTGTGCGGCTTGAATACATATCAAATCGCCTGCACTAACAGAAACAGAATCGATTATATTCGAAAATGATCCCGTAGTTAAAGCAGTTACGGTTACTGTTAATGCTGTTGGCACACCATTTACATATAGAGTAAATGCGGTATCAGTGGTACTAGCATTGGCTGTAATTTTTAGATACATATTACTTAATGTTGCTGCAAATGGCATTGGCTGATCAGAAAGAGCGGCAGTTAATGCAGCAGCAACACCCCAGGCAGGATAATATACTGCACTGGTTGTAACAGCAAAAATGGCTACAGGAGGACTTCCTATCATACTTTTACCAGTACTACTACTTGGAATTACTTGAGATCCCAATAATCCAGCAGAATTTATTGTAACCATCTGTGGAGATGCTGGACTCATGCCATAAATTCCTTGAATATACGCAGCATTGAGATTTCCAGACCCAGTACCTGTAGCATTACCAACACGAAAAACATTTGATTCACCTAGAACACCACTATTATTGTAACCAAATAAAATATTATCAGATTCTCCTGAGCGATAATTTCCTCCAACATTCGAACCAATTCCTATATTTCTTGATCCACTAGTTATTCCAACACCGCCTCCTCCATAAAGTGAATGCTGCCCTATAGCAACATTGTCACTACCAGAAGTAAGGGCAAAAAGACTTGCAGCACCAACGGCCATATTATTATTGCCAATACAATTGCCTAGCACTGATTGACCTATGCCGACATTGGATTGTCCAGAATTGACAGCATTACCACCACCAATAATTGTATTGCCATTCGCATCAGTAACGTTAAGACTTACTGCTGTTCCTGATGCTACAAAAGCTACAGTAACACCAGCTTTAGTATTGCCTGCTGCATTAAATGTTACTATAGATCCAGTAGCAGAACCACTGTCACCATCAATAGTTGTTATTCCACTTGGAATTACTTGAGATCCCAATAATCCAGCAGAATTTATTGTAACCATTTGTGGAGATGCCGGACTCATGCCATAAATTCCTTGAATAAAGCATGTGGCATGAGATGTATTTCCCAGGCGTATGACGTTTGATTCACCCAAGACACCAACTACGTTATAGCCCAAAAGCGTGTTATTGCTCTCAGAGCCACTATATGAAAGGCCTGTGTTATATCCTAAGAAAGCGCATTGAGAGCCGCTGGTCAAAGAGGCCGCAGATTGAAAACCTATGCAAGTATTGTTTGATCCAGTCCCTTGTTGTAAAGCGGCTGAACCGAGCGCTGTATTTGCATTAGTTGATATTATTCCCCCACCTGCGCCTTGACCTATCAAAGTATTATTGGAGGCAGAAGTAATAGCCACACCGCTGTATCTACCGTAACATGTATTACTAGCACCACTTGTTATAGTATTTAGACTGTGATCACCATAGCCACTATTATACTGTGCTCCATTTGCTACTGCGGTTGCATTACCAGCGTTGATACCTATAAACGTATTAAATCCTGAATCGGTAACATTAAAAGTCATGGCGGTTGCACCATTACCAGTGAATGAAACCGATGATCCAGCGGTAGATGCACCTTTTATAGATACGGTTGCCCCAGTAATTGAACTGGTATCTCCATCAATAGTTGTTATTCCACCACCGCCAGAACCGACACCAAATTGTCCAGTCACTGTATCAACTACTACACTTGCGGATGGATTGGGAACGGTAACGCCGACTACGCCAGCAATAAAACATTTTGTTTGTGATGTGCCTAAACGGGTCGTAGCACTATCTAATACTACACCAACATTTCCAATGCATATATTTCCCGCTTCAATTGTTGTATATGCCGAAGCAGCATTGAGGCCTACGGCTACATTATTATTGCCACTACCAATATTTGCTAATGCACCAGTACCAATACCAACTGAACCTGTAGAGGTTAGCGTATAATTACCTGCATTAGCACCCAGAAAGGTATTATTAGTGCCATAGGCATGCATGAACGATACATTGTTAATAGTTATTGATCCTATTGGACCAAAGACTGCATCCGGAGCTGCTGTTGTCGGTAATAGCAGAGCAGATCCGATAATTCTATCATTTTTAAAACTTGCCATACTAGTCCCTTAAGTTACAAATGTGAATTGAGCAGTAGCTTTCCAATGTATTGTCAATCCGACTACACCGGTAGCAACAATATCAAATGAATTAGCACTACTTACATTTACTGCTACAACAGCATTGGCATTTTCCAAAGCTACTTCATTAGAAAGCGCATCATCATTGACACCAATAAGAACGCCGGCTGCACCGGTTGTTCGTACGGTAGCAAATACTTTACTGCCATAGCCGGCAGGAGTAGAAGCATTAAACCCTACTATGCGCACTTCAATTTCGTAAACGGCAGGTGTAGCACCTAATGGAAAACTAAACACTGTAGCACTTACGGCACCAATTGTTGTTGCTACGCCTTGGCCACTATTAAGTTGGATAATCTTAATCTGATTGCCGGCTGCATTATCTTGAACCTGAATAAATACGCCATCACCATTGATATTAATAGTGCCGGTTCCATCAGGGCCGACAGGAGTTGGCCCGCCACCGCCTACATTAGTATCACCGGTAAGCGTTAATATAGGGCCGGATGGTGCTTCTCCTGCAAATGTTGAACTTGTCAGTTGGGACATTATACGCCTCCATGACTTACTGAGAATGTCACTTCGCCACCTAAAGCAGGAAGTGTTGGGGCGGCAAATTCCCATCGAACATACATAACATCGCCCGCATTGAGTGCCCAACCACCTTGACCGGTTGCATTGGCATTCTTATTACTAGAGATATCATTTACAAATCCCTGGAATGGCAATAAAGAACCATTGTCATCGATACCGTTAAGAGACCAATACAAATAACCATTGGTATTGTTATTGAGTACCCATTGACGAGCTGGATAGAGTAGAGGTGCTTGACCGGCATTATTAGGTGCGCCGGCAGGAACACTAAGGTATCCCGTTCCCGTTGCTGCGGGATGCATAGGATCATTAGGATTGAATGCATATGGAACATATACATTAGAAATGCTGGCCAATGGTATAGTTCGCATTGGCTCCATTGCATATCGTAGGGATAAAAACGTACTAGCTGACATTTGCTTCCCCTTCTTTAACCGGTTGTGGTTCTTGTTGTTTAGAAAGATCGTAAACACTCAGCAAAAATTGTTGTGTAGCATTAAAAGCTTCATGAAAACTTGCTGTTGATGGATAGTCAAGAATAAACTCTTGGTTATCCCTTTGTATTTTCATTACAAAGCGTTGTGGTTGTTGGATATTTTCGACTGGTGCTGTTTCTTGAGTGATTTCTGTAGGGGTAATTTGGTTTTCCATACCGTTCCTTTGGATAAATTGTTAATGTTAATTGGACTATACCAAAGAAGTATTAGATAGCAGAGAAATATGGAATATAAACAGCAGTTACACCAACATACATCTTCATCCAGCCTGTTTGCGTAATACCACCTGCACCATTGGCCCCAAATGTTACTGCACCACCACCTGCTGCTGTTGCTACAACATTAGATAATTGGTTAGTTAATGCTACACCTGCGGCATCACCTGAAGCTCGCACTACTGTTCCAGCCACTACAGCACCCGCTGTGGCAGTTATATTGCCCGTTGTTGCAGTTATGCCGGTACCAGCCGTCATAGTGGTTCCTGCATTGACTTGTCCTGCAGTCGCAACAACATTGCCCGTGGTTGCTACTACGCCCGTTCCGCCTGTGACCGTTGTGCCTGCTGCTAATGAGCCTGCTGTTGCAGCAATATTGCCTAATGTAGCAGTAATGTTGCCTGCGCTAGTTACAATATTTCCTAATGTGACGGTAAAATTACCTGCTGGGATATCAGTATTGCCCGTGGCATTACCAATATGAACTGCGCCTGTGCCACCAACGCCAATTGACGTAGCTGCGGCTCCGCTGGTATTGATAAGTGCTGTACCGACTTGTGTTAATGCTGTTAAACTTGTTAGTCCTGGTGATACGGTCAGACTGGTAAATATACCTGCACCGCCACTGACACCATTAAGTAACCAAATAGCTTTTCCATTATTAGAACCAGCAAAGAACCAAAGTCTTGGTGCTGCTGGATTAACTATATTACGTACGAGTTGTCCTGGTTGGGCAAAATCTCCCGCTCCTGGATCACGCAACCAAGTCTCTGGATAAGGAGGCATATTAACGATGCCACCATTGTTTAAACTATAAAGTTTTATTGGATCTTGCATTTGTGTTGCCATGAATTTCTCCTAATGATTAAGATAATTTTACTTATCTTCAGTCAATCATGGTGCACATTAAACTTGCAACCTTTATTTCTTATTGTATACTTCTATAAATATAGAAGGAGAAAATATGAAAAAGAAAGCATTAATGATGTGGATCGATGAAGAGATTCATCAAATAATAAAGATGCGATCTGCGTATATGAATCAAACTATGACTAATTATGTAGTAGAAGCTATTGCCGATAGAATGGAGAAAGAAAGACAACGTGGTTGGCCGGATTATTTAAAGGATAAAAATGATAACTGAATGGATTCTAGGCACATTAATAGGTGTAGCATTAGTTGAATGCATGGGTATGGCAGGGTTTATACTCTGCATTGTAATTTTTATAAGTGTAATGAATCATGAATCACGCAAATACTAATTCATCTTCTATTGATGCATTTTTCTTCTTATCTTGCTTTTCAAAATGTTGAGCAATCAAATCAAAATTCTTCGCATCTTTTAAAAAGGCAGCCTTATTGCCGTTTGCCGCATTTTTAATTGAATCCATATAAATATCACGAGCTAATTTACTATGTTTAAGTAAACGTATTAATTTGTCGCCTTCTCTTACTGCTGCTACTGATGATGCTACCGTAGCTGTTTTAGCAAGTCCTGTTAATCCCTTAAAAAGAAAACTGCCTCCGCTCGTTAAAACATGATAAGCAGTTTGTCCTAACTTACTATTTATATTAGCAACAGGAAACCATTCTTTAATTGCATCTTCTACTGCTGTTCTTGCATTGAGTCCTCTATAGCCAGTTTTTGCTAATTCATATGGCATGCCAAATTGCTTATGCTGTTTGCCATAATTCATAATAGAATCATCGATTTTTTCAGCAGTTCGTTTGAATACATCTCGTGCTTCTTTAGAAAAATTTCTTGTATCATGTCCAATTTTGTTAAATTCCTGAACTCTATCAACTGCTTCATTAACAGGAATTCTACGATCTGCGCCATGAAAAACAGTTTTAAGACCATTAAGCTGCTCTGCTGCTTCTTTTTTATATGGTAATGGTTGGCCTTTTACAAGTTTACCTAATTCTTCTTCAGTAAAATGCCAAAGATTTTCACCATTGAGATATTGACCTTTTCCTGCCTCTTCAGCGAGTTTATAATTTTCTGTAACCTTTTCTTTCACTTTTGCTGCATTGCCTAAAATGCCAGGTAATAATGCACCACCAAATTGAGCAATGCTTTGTCCAAATTGACCGAATCCAAATTTCTTGGCTATTTCTTTTGATCCTAATCCAGTTGCGACGGATGTAGCTAATTTACCAACACCTTTAATGGTTTTAGGCGCACCAAATACAAGTGAAGGAGCTAGAGTAGATATGAATTCATCACCAAGTTTTTCCCATTCTCCTTGTGGCTCAAGATATTTTTCAGGAAGATGAGGAGCAATGTATTTAGTTGCTTTTTCATGTAATGATTCTTGCGTTGGTAATACATTTGATACTGCTTGAGTGGCTTTAGGTAATGCTTGACCAAGTAATTGATTTACGCCCACGCCATATTGCCTGGTAGGTTGAGGCAATAAACTTGGTCCTTGAGGCTGCTGTGCAATAACATTGGCAAATTCAGCTATATCACCTGGAAATCCACCAATTGCTTCAACACCTTTTAATGTTGAACGACTTATATTCCTTCCAATTGCGCCGCCCATAGATTCTTGTTGTGGTTCTTCAAATATCAAATCATCGAGATTGACTGCCATAGTTATCCCTTTTGCAATACTGCTTCAGTGCCATTCCATATATAACGTTCACCTGTTTTTGGATTTATCATTGGAGCACCAATAGGTCTATCTTGCGGTTTTACTGATGATACTTTTTTACCAGCAACGGCAGTTGATGTTGACCCTATGCCTTTTTCAATTTTTGAAAGTATTTTTTCTCTTTCTGGTGCAGATCGTTTATAGGCCAGTTTTTCAAGATTTCCAGGAACAATTCCCTTTCTTTCTTCAATAATCTCATCGGCTACTTCTGCTTCTATCTTGTCTAACTTAACCAGGTCTTTCCAATAATCGATAGTCTTTAATTGTGCGCCTTTAGTTTGGCTTAATGACACCAATGATTTTACTACTGCATCCAATCTTTTGTCAGAATTGGCACGAGCTTTAGCCTCAAGCGGTATAACCATCTTATTAATAATTGTTTGTGCTTCTTGTGTAGCTTCATTTTGTAATGGTGTTGGCAATGTTCCCCATATACCTGATGCTACATCCTGTTCCTTGATAAGATTTTCAAGTTTGCCTAATTCAGCACCCATAATATCAGCATCTCGTTCTCTCAATGATAATGTTTCACGATATTTGGAAGATTCTTGTCTGCCAATCTTTTCTTCGCCACGTTTTGCTTGTTGTAATGCGGCATAAGTTTGTCCAAGTTGTGTTATTTCTTGTCCTTTTAATCCTGGAAATTCTTGTAGTACCTTTTCATATGGTACATCTTGCGCCAATCGAGTTGCTGCTTGCTGATAAGCCTGGGCTTGTGGTGCAGTCATCTTATTTTTAATAATGCTGTTAAGTACTGAATCGGGTGCATATTTGAGACCTTGCATAGCTTCAGGAGATAGATTTTCACCAAGGAAACCTCCTTTTACTAATGCTTCAATACCTTTTTCTCTTTGCGCATATTGACGCTCTTGTTGCATCGCTTGCAATTTTTGTTCAATTAATGATCCGACACCACTTTGGATTCCTTGTCCCAAACCTGCACCGAACATTTCACCAAAACCTTGTTTAGGTTGTAATATTGTTGCCATCTTAATCTCCTCCTAATTGTGACAAACCATATGCGCCACCGCCCAGTAATGCTGCTAATAATAATGGTATTGCTATAGGAGCAGCAGCTGTTGCAGTAGCACCGAGTCCTAAACTAGCTAACCATGGGGCTAATGATCCACCTGCTCCTAATGCGCTTGATAATCCTGTTGTTCCTAATAATCCTGCGCCAGCTCCTAGACCTCCGGCTACAGCAGAACCAAAACCACCGGATGATGGCGGGGTGAATACATTTTCACTTGTTGGTTGCATGCCAAGTTGCAACATTTGCAATAACTGACCTATGTTTTGTTGACCAAATTGCTGACGTTGAGCATTGAGGCCTAATTCGAAGTCTGTACCAGCTCCTGTAAGTGCATTTTGATAGCCGGATGAACCGGTAGCATTAAGACCACCAAAACGTTCAGCCAGCAAAGGAATAGTGCGATTTTCGAAACCTCTTCGTGATGCTTCTTCTATGGGTTGGAATCCTTGTTGTGGATTTTTGAGACCTTGCGAACCTTGTGACAAAAGTTGTTGGAGTATATTTTCAACACCGCCTTGTTGTCCTTGTCCATATTTAGGCAGTTGAAGCAGATTACCCCCACCTTGCACTGCCTGATTTACTAATTGATTTGGGTAAGCCATAATTTTTCCTTCAGAGTTTTATATACTCAAAAATTATATATGTTACTGTCCATGCGCTATAATCAGTTCCACCAGTTGTAATATTGACAAATTGTTGATCTACACTTAATTCTAAACTTCCTGTTGCATCCCTAACGCTAACGTATGGTAATGGAATATAATTTTTTCCAAGTGGTGGAACTCCAAATGCCGTTGGTGGTGTTGTAAATAATGCTGGATTAGTAGATGCTCCATATATACGTGTAAATGTCCATAGAGGACCCACATCAAGATTATGTGCAACTTGTTTTGTTCCTGCTGCCGGTAAAGCACCAAAATTAACTAACATCCTATATACCTGGCGATATTCCGGTACTTGAGGTGTACTTGAATCTAATAATGGATTCTGGAACCATAACTGTGAATTTATCAATTCCTGTGTTAGATACATACCCGTATCTTTAACATTCAGTACATTGCACATCAATCCAATATTTTGATAAAGACGTACCAATAATTCTTTAAATTCAGGTTTGGTAACATCTGTTTGATTAAGTTGCGCAACATCCAATATAAACGTTGTTGGAACATATGCGCCGGTACTCGTTTGCTGTATATCTAATGCCATTATTGTACCCTCCCAATTGGATTGCAATAAATTATAAACGCATTGAGTACAAAGTCCTGCAAAGATGTATGCGGATTGATCATCTGATCAGGATTCATAAATATCCTGAGTTGTATACCGCTTCCATCAATCTGCAATACCAATGGATGCCATAATTGATCCTGATATTGTTCAAGTGGATAATATATTGCGGGATATGGCGTTGTCTCAAGTACTCCTGGAGTTGCGCCAAATAATACCCCTGCATTGGACTGGTTGAGTGTTGATAAATTGCTAGAAGATGGGAACGAATCAATCGTCACTTGTCCACCTATACCGGTATCCGGATCTGCATCAGTCTTATCTACTAAGAATTCTATCTTGTTGATATAGATATTTTGGCCTTTTTGACGATATGGATTGAATTCTTTAGTGATGATATTGATATTTGAGACTCGTGCTGCTGTACCACCACCGGCATATGTACCCGTTATATCGACATTAAGTTGCGATGCACTAATTATAATCGTATTGGCATCAGTTACTGATACTATTGGGAATATACCGCCATTGAGTAATACAATATTGCCGCCACCGGTATCAATAGCATTCTCGATCAGTATATACTCTGTTGAGTTTTCTAAGTTTTCAAATACCGCAAGGTTATGATTGATTATTGTCAGTGTTACAAAGAATCCATTAAATACCATATTAGTGATCTGTAATGCCCCTGCATTGCGATTAAGATCACGATTGACGATAAATGTATAACCTTCTTGATTGCCAGCTAATACCTGCCTGAATTGTCCTTGTTGTGTGCCGGCATCCCATTGCTCATCTAATTCTTCCCATGTATAAAAAGTTGTTGCCCATGTCTGATCGGTGACTTGATCATAATAACCAAAACAGGTAATGGTATCGGTATTAAATGACCAAGAACCGGTACGGTAATTATACACAAAGATTCTATTGGGAAAGTATTGCGTGTCAGGATTGTTCTGATTTTCATCAGGATATGTCCAATAGGCCATCTCACTGTAATAATCTCTGATGCCATACACACGTTGAACGCCATGATTAGAATTTGAAATCTGAAAGACTTCATCAGGTATGAGTTGATCGATACGTTCTACGTTACTACCGTTACATTGATGGACACCGACGTTTCCTACTGTGATAATAAATTTATCAAATGGAACGGGACTAAAAGTCGATTCTGCGCCAAGTTCTGTGTTAAGTAGGTTCCAAATAAAGGGCAATTGTTGATTGCCGGTATAGGCTAATTCATAGGAACTTTTTTCGAAGTTTACTATTAATCTATCTTTGATGAACTCAGAACTTATGATCGCTTCTTGAGTTTGAAGATTATCAAGATAACCGCCACCTTTATAATTTGGCATATTTTGATTGTCATAGTAAGCATACATATTACTCGCATCACCTACCATGCTATAACGTATTCTATTTTGGAAAGTAAATGGATTGCCGCCTATTAATTCTGTCGTGTTGGCTAATATCAATCTACTCTTGAATGGTATTATCATGAGACAAGTTGTTATAGTGCTGCCTGCTGCATTATAAGTAGGATTGAACTGAGTCCATACACTACCATTCCAATATTGCATAAGATCGGGTGGATTATTATTGGTCACATATAAATAAGTAGCCGAAGAAGAGGTAGCTTGATAGTTCGCACACCAGAAAAATTGCCAATCTGCTCCCGTCCATATTCCTGCGTTAGGTGCAGTGGTTGAAGTTCCTATTCTTTGCCATCCTGCATTGGTGTATTGATAAGCAAATCTTGTATCAAATGCCAAAGTAGGTAAGTCATTGAGAGGGCCGGATTGATAAGTAGGTAATCCCATAACCGGTAATGCGGGAAACCAATAAACAGACATGCCAACATTAGCAGGAAGATCTGCCAGCGTCCATGCACCAATAACTGCATTGGTAGTATTATATGTACCGGAAGTTAAAGGATTACTTGGCATTAATGCGCCATTTGCTTGATAAACTGTATATGTATCATAGGCAAATACGCCCGCACTTACTTCATATGGCCCAACTGCAAAAAGTTGACCTATATTAGTTGTACCCGCAATAGTAGATCCAGGCACTGTTCCGGATGCAGTACCATCTGCCGCTATCGTACCCACAGTTATTGCAAGTCTTGATACCAAACTCTCAAATCCTGGTGTTGCACCATCAGAAGGAACCATATATCCAGAACCAAATCGTTTTGTTATACGGCCACGAAAATTATACATGTTAGTGAGTTGAATATAGGATTGTTCAGGCAATGCCCATGGTTTAAGATCACTTTGCTGTGTAGAATTCATAGGGCCAATAAGAAAACGATCTGCCATCTTAATATCCTATAACTATATAATAACCCGATTTAGTGCCACCACCACCAAAAACAATATTAAATCCTGCTGTTGAAAAATTGTTCCATTGCATAAAATTAGTGGAGTTATCCGCACCATTGTTAAAATCTGAAATAAATAGACTTACTCTATCGTTGGGAAAAGTATATTTAAAAGATACCGTCGCATTGCTCGCCTTATTTTGAAAAAAACCGAACTGTATACTATATCCACTTGGAAGATAAGACCAATTTAACGTTGACGCATTTGTTGGCGATTCAACACTTAAATTTGATGCAGTAAAAGGTATTTCGTTTGTAGTTACAACATTTTTAAATGAATTTTTGTTTAAAAACAATTCACTTATAGCCGAAACTATTGGTACAGGATATGGAGGATTTGCAATTTTTGATGCATAGATTCCTGGTTGTGTAGCAATTAATGTTGGCGTTGCGCCTTGGTTTGGAAATTGTATATATCCCTGATTTGGATTAAGCATTGTACCTAAACCACTGGAAGTATTTGCAAAATTCCCTAATAGATCTCCCTGCGATACTCGTAATCTATCAGTTGCCTGTGGAATTAGTGGATTATATGCCATAATTTTCTCCTAAAAGTTACTCCAGCCAAAGAAACTACCATATCCTTGCCATGAACTTGTATTGTCAGTTTGACCGGCAAATATTGTCGATGTTCTTTGATTGGCATATTGCATAAGGGTGGTTCGTAATACTTCTCTTTTTTGATGATCAAATTCAGGCATGATACGTGCTACAGATTCTAAGTCGTCATAATCTTCAAAGTATTGTTTTGCTGCGCCGTAAGCTATGTATTTCCACCATTGTGAAAGCATAGGTTTATCTGTTGATTGAAGAAGTTGCATCGGCTGCTGAAATACCTGCATATCAATTCGATACGCTTGATCTGGTACCGGTCTCAATGTAAACATATCATCATAATATAATACTGCTTGTGGTCTGGATGCTATATAGGGTACTGTCTGACTATTTATAGCAATACCTTGTGCAGGCGGCGTTAAGAATGTAACGCTATATTGCCCAGTATTATAATTGATAAAGTTGTTTTGATATGGGATAAATTGAGGGTTAGCAACAATATCATTATAAGGTGGTATGTTACGTAATGGTAATCCAACTTGAGAAGCATTATAACTTATTAATACTCCAAATGGTGTTGGTGATCCAGTCACTGAATCCAATATAGGCACATCAATCATAGCTAAACTTTGATTGTATTGATCAAAAGAACTAAAGAGCACATTGTTCTGTAAGAACGGTGTATTGCTTATGGTTCCGGTAAAATTCGTAGTGGCATTGTCCCCCGCTGGTCCAATAGATGCGATATTATTCAAGAATGGATATGATGCATAAAATGATTCACGACTTTGTGAATATTGAACGTTATATCCTGCAACATATAATGGCTGCAATATCGATATGTATTTATTGCTAAAATCATACAAAGGATCATTAGGATCGCCTGAACTGGTATCAGTAGGATAAGTATCAACATTGGGTTTGGAGAAAAAGGTAAAGGTA